TTACGCCAGTTTTAAACCAGCCTGATTTCCTCCTTGTGTCGTATTTGTGTCGCTAGCGCCAAAAATGGCGTCAATTTTCCGTGCGTGTTCGGTCAGGTGGTTCGGCGCCAGGTGAGCATAACGACGTACCATCTCGATGCTCTCCCATCCTCCCATTTCCTGTAAAACAGAAAGCGGGACGCCGGACTGAATTAGCCAGCTCGCCCAGGTGTGCCGGAGGTCGTGAAAACGGAAATCCTCGATCCCCGCTTTTTTCAACCCGGCGCGCCAGGCGTTATTGTCATCCACACGCATTTTTCTAACCGCGGGCGTCAGTGTTCCATCCGGGCGATGTTTTGCCGTGGTGTGAACGAACACCCACCGGGAATGCTTCCCTATCTGATCCCTTAATACCCTGCATGCGGTATCATTCAGAGCTACGCCAATCGCCTTGCCCGCTTTTGCGTTCTCCGGATTTACCCATGCAACCTTTCTCTGCATATCGACCTGCTGCCACTCAAGCCCGATGATGTTTGAGCGGCGCAGGCCGGTTGCCAGTGCAAATATCACCACTGGCTTAATGCTCTCCGGCATGCACTCGATCAGCCGCTCAGCTTCTTCTCTGGTCAGCCACCGTATCCGCTTACTGATCGGCTTGCGGGTTTTGATAACAGGAGCTGTTTTTATCCAGCCCCAGTCATTCGCCGCGGCCCTGAGAAGGGATCGAATGAAGGAAAGGTGTTGCGCCTTCGTCGCCTGCGAAACCTGCCGTGGTTTGTACTCCGGAACCGGCTTTCCCTTCCTCATCGCGGCATCACGCTTACTCTCCCACACCTGCAGGTGCTTACGGTTTATCATCCCGTTAACGGCTTCATGAACTTCCTCTGCCGTTATCTTCGAGACATCACGGCCGGAAAAATGCTGCAGCCAAAACTCAATTTTGGTTTTGTCATCATCCAGCGATCGCTTATGGTCCTTTTCCCGCAACCACCGGATGCAGCATTCTTCGAAGGTTCTGACGGGCAGGTCGCCGATCTGGTCAACCCGCCACGCTTCCGCCTTCAGCTTGTCGTGGAGCTCCTGAGCCTGCTTTTTGTCCCCCGTGCCAAGAGATCGCCTAACTCTTTTTCCTGACGGCGTAAAGAAATGACAGTGCCACACGCCGCCCCTGAGGGTGATTGACATAAAACTTCTCCTTTATATTCACCCGCGTTCGCGATGACAGGATCGCGCGGGGTTTTCAAATATGCAATACACGCAGCCTCGGTCGTTCTGTACTTGTTGCCGACCTTGCGGCCGGCGAGTTCTCCAGAATCAATCAGGCGGTAGATCACTCGCGCCGACACGATGAGCAAATCGGCGGCCTGCTGTGCTGTAATCGGTCTATCAGACGCCATATTTCCTCCCGGTTACGCCGCCCGCTGCGAGCGCAGTTTCTTAATGTGTTCGCTCTGCTCCAGATCTGCCTTTATCTGCTGGGCCTCTTCGTGAGAGAGCGGCTCGAAATCATTATTAAAGCGGTCTATGCTTGCTGTGTTGATCCGCCCCTGGCGCCAGTAGCGAACCACCTTAGCGTCACTGCCGGCGACAATTACCGGCCATCCGTGGCAATCAGCAAAGACCTGGCCTCTCTGAATTAACTTGAACATCACGGCCTCCGGTGTTTACCGCGCAATTCCTCTTCTTTCTGACAGTAAGCTGCCGCGCTCATGCAGCCTCCAGATTTCCGATCCGCTTTAACTCAGCCAGCGATACGGACGTAATGATGTGTCGCGGGGTGATGTACGGGCGCCAGATAAACAGGAGCGAGCCTTTGGGGTTGTTCTGACGCTTTCCTGTAACGGATGCCGGAACAAACTGAACACGGCCGCCGGTTATGAGTCTGAGTTCATCAGCTGATTGCATGGCTGAAATAAACCAGCCAGTAGAGATGTCAGCAGGTAACAGCATCACTACGGCCTGAGACTGCGCCCGGGATTGCTCAGCAGCTTTTTCCACCCATGGACCGATATCGGAATAGGGTGGGTTGCACCAGATCGCGCCGCATGACGTCCATTCGCTGTTCAGCGAGTCATCCAGCTCAGTGAGGTAGTGAGCGCATAGCGCATTACTCTCAGAGGCTGCAGCATCCAGCCAGAAGCCAAACTCGCGGTCGAGCGCGTTGAAAATTTCAATCGGCGTTTGCCAGTAGTCACGTTCATTTTTTGGAGTTTTCGATCCGCCATAATCAGTCATTGCGCACCTCTTTTCGTGTCCAGCTCTTCAGCCAGCCGCTGAACCTTTAACGGGTTTCTTACCACTTCACCAGATGGCATTAGCCATCCACGATGAAGGACGGAGTACATGCACTTCACTTTTCCTACGGTTATGGCGTCGCGGTAATGTTTCATTCGATCTCCAGTATCATTCGCTTGGTCTCTGCCACAAGGGAGAGGAACTCACACCTTCTCGCTCGAAGGCGGGCTATTTCTGATTGGCACTCAGCGGCTGTCAGACGGTAAACAATGAGTTGCTTTCCGTCAGGGAAATCAGAGCAGTAGCTGATGAAGTCAACCCAATCCCGGCCAGAGCAATCAAGGTGGCCGATTAGTTGCCATCTGTATGCCGGATCGAAGGAGCCGCGGGTGAGGGTGGCGTAGTGAGTGGCGGCAATTACCGACTTAATCTCAACCAACCCGTCCCGGCCAACGAGTCCGTCTGGACTATCCCCATACGTTTCGTGATCAAAAAAACCGCCGTTATCCACGTCGACGAAGTTCATCTCTTCGTACAGCATGCGAGCGATTGGCTCCTGTTCGTGGCCGCGCTCCATATGGTCGTTTGTGAAGCCAAACTCAGACTTGCACCCTTTAATCTGCTCAAGAGCTAACTGAAGCGCATAACGCTTGGCTGGCTCACCAAACGCCTTGCCATCGTTAGCCATAATCAAGCCGAAGTTTGAAGCAGTAGCCTTCCCCAGGCGAAGAGCATCCCACTCTTCCCCGTTTTGCTCGACGTCATGCCAGATCATGCTGAGCACTCCTGTTCCAGTTGGCGGCGATGCTCTGGAGAAATGTCCATTCTCGCCAGCACTGCATCCAGGTTGCCATCGCGCTTGAAGGCGGCCTTAGCGTTATTCCATGCCTGCGTTTTTTCCGGCGAAAGCACAGGTTTTGAAACGCGCGCTGGGCTTAAGCGGAGGCCTTCAACCGATTCCTTTCCGAACCTGACATTTTTATCGACGTAAACAGTGACTTTCACGCCGACCCAATCCTCAAGGAATGGCGATCCGGTAATGCTTTTCAGCATCTTGCTGTTGGTGGCATTCAGGATCATTGGCTTAAGCTTTTCGCCAGGGCGCAACTCGCGCTCCTCAAAATAAGCGGTGTTAAAAACGTCTTTAGTTTTTTTGGTTTTGTCGCTTTCTAACGTTGCCCGCGCGATCGTCAGCACCGTGGGTTCAACGATGTCGGCACTGCTCAGGTATGGAGAATCGAAAGCCTTACGGTAATGTGTTTTTGAATCTGTCATTTTGCAGCCTCTCTGATGAATCTGTTTACCAAAGGCCTGAGAGCATCCTGAATAGTGAAATGCTCGCGTCGCTCTTTGCTGCTGTCATAAATCGGTGTCCAGCCGCATCCCGTATTCACCTGGATTACCTGGTAACTACCTTTCCCATCTCTCCACTGAATTCCGTTCATCGAGAGCCACTCCTTGAAGTCGGCTAATTTCGATTTGTGGAGTAAATTTCTGCGGGCCATTAACTCTCTCCTTAAAACGGGCAGCCGGTGCGGTGATCCCAGTCGTATTCCGCCTGGGCGTAAGCTATTGCTGTGCGCAAGTCGTTGTATACCTCGCCAGCCTTATCGCTACGGAGTCCTTCATATGGAAACGCTTTGGACGATACAGACTGGCGTAGTGCCGCGTAGGGATCCTCTGGAAGGCTGTCAAAGACCTCTTTTGCCCGATCTTCAATCCACTTTTCCTTCTCTTCGGACAGCGTTTGTTCAGCCCACTTACGCTCTTCGATCACGTCATATGCGCGGTATGCGTTCATAGCTCGCTCCTGAAATTTGGTTGTAAGAATCCCCGGCGCGGTGAAAGCCGCCTGATAGTTCAGTTAAATTCTTCGTTTCGATTACCGGCTGAGACCTTGTCCCAACCCGTTCAGATAAACTTCAACCAGCAAGTCGGTTGTGTAAGTCCGCTCAATCCCGCGATGCAGGTAGAGGCGGCCGCGTTTATTTGCTGATGCTGTCCAGGTGCTTTCCCGATGCTTAACGAGCATCCCTGGGAGAACGGCGCCGCGGTTAACGGTCTGTGTCCCGTAATGATGACTAACCATTGAACACCCCCGTAGCGTGCAGAATTTTGATAATCAACGCTGTCCAGATAACGCCGCAGATCAGCAGGCAGCAAATCAGTGAACGAATGCCGTTTCTGCTCATGCTGAACCACCAGGCATCAGGCAGAACGCGCTTGCTATCAGTACGCATACGACGATGGCGAATGCGTGTGCCAGAAACTTAAACCACTCAGTTTTATCTTCTTCGCGGATCATCTCTTCACCTTTGCCTTATCGCGGCTAACGGAGCGTTGTTACCTATTACCGGCGCCAACGTTGTTGTTTGGATGAGATGATAATGTACTAATGGTTCATCAATGTAAAGTACCAAAAGTACATTTTTGATTTGGCAATAGTTCATTTCAATGTAAGTCAATGAACTTAAAGTATATTTATTTTATGTTTTGTTTTTGGTAGGGGTTGTTTGGCTGTGGAGCTGGCACTGGACGTGCTGATGCTGAGGGAAGAGTAGGGCAGTAATAACCCGGCGCGGTGGCCGGGTTATTTCAGTTTATCAAGTAAGGATTCTCTTTCTTTTTTATCGGAATCTCTTCTATTTAGAAGGGCCTTGAAACTCTGAAGCTCGATCATCATTCTATGAACGAAAAGACTCGTATAGAGCGATACGAAGAGCAATCCACCTGATAGTTTCAGTACTTTGTATAATAATTCTTGATTTCCAGCACTAACCATCAGACCTAATACTACAAATAGCGTCGAGAAAACATAGAATGCTAAAAGGGATACCATTACTCGCCTTTTGTATTTAACCCGAGGCAAAAGCCTTCGCAACTCAGAACGGGTTAGCGAAGAGTGATCATTAACTTCGTTTGTTTTAAAGACTGCCTGTATACAATACGACAATGGCAGCTGCATCAAACCTACTACAGCCCATGGTGCCGCAATAACAACACCATCAACTATAAAGCTCAATGATATTTTGATTATAAAATAACCAATGAAAAAGGAAGCAAGCATAAGAACAAAGTGGATGATTTTAGATTTCATTATTATCCTCCTTGTTCATACCTTTACTTTACATTCAGCTCTCCAGCCTCAAGCTTGGAGAACAACCATTTGTGCATCTTTAAGAATAAATCATTTTCATCGATAATGCCATTGTTATATTCGACACTGATATTTCCTGAAAGTTTAATTTCTTTACCAGTAATTTCCCCTCCGCCTTGAAGTTTTATGCTGTAATCATCCCCATCTATATGTCTCAGTGATGTCGCTATGCTGTCAATAACGGCCTGTCCTCCATCATTTGTTTTTCTGAAATATGTAATTTCAAGACTTACCTGTAGATTGGCATCATCTAAGGAATCCTTCAAATTGATATCGTCGGCCCAGTTATCACCTAAAAAAGCCTTAAGCAACGATCCGCCCTTACCAGTAGGCCTGTACTTTATCGTTTTAACTGAACCTGTGGTTTTTGGTGTGGAAGGTGCGTCATCATTTTTCACTTCAGAAGTTATTGGCAAACTGCCAATTCTAATGCTTTTGGCTGGTGATTTTTCCATCTTCTGCATTGTCGCTTCCGATGGCTTATCTTGCAGGAGTAAGACAAAATCCTCTAAATCAGTAAAGCTATTTATAAGCCAGTTAAGATGAGACTCAAATTCTCTGGAACGTAGGGATGTAGACTGAACAATTAACACATGGTTGTTTAAAACACCGAAATATAAAATGGAGTCAACAAACTCCCTTTTTTTATCTTGTGCGTTATCGCCATTAATAATAATATCATGCGAAGTGATTGAGTTAATGTCATAAAATCTGACATTTTCACTTATTTCTAATAGAGATTGACTCTTGTCCTTCTCAAAAAGAACCAGCTGTCCAAAAAGAATTGTTTTGTATGTATTGCTTTTATTTAAAAACCTTATACCAGAATTATCATCTGAGGGTGAGGTTTTTTCTTGACGAAGCAAAACGTTTTCAGCGGAGCCACCATCCCCTATGATTCCAAGTAAAATGCTTTGCAATGATGACGCCCCGCTTGGGATGACTGCTTTTTTATAATGAACTATTTTCGGTCTGCTATCTTTCATTGCAATTATCTCGCTATATGTAACTTAGCCCGAATAGGCACCATAACTATGAAATATTCAAAACTATCAACTATGCGTCAACCAGAGCGCCTTTCCGATCACCCAGACACCCCATCAACCCAAGTCCAGAACCCATTGCCACACAATCAGCGCGACTAGAATGGCAGCTATGATGACAACCAGATACTTTCTCACCATGCTGAGAATCCCTTTAAGGCATTGTCCTGAAGCATAAACACACATATGCCCGCCACTATGACTATCAGTGCTAGAACAAAGATAAGCGACCTCATGAGTTCTCCTTTCAGTCCGTTACCAGTGAAAAATCAGTAGTGAGATAGCCATAACCGAGATCAGCGCTACCAGTCCATTGAAGAAATGTTCCTTCATCTCTTATCTTGCTCCGCGTGTGTTTATTTTAGCTACCCAAACGTCTTATCAGGCCACATGCTAGCTACCCATGCTTCCTGTACGTCTTCGGCATTACCAAAAACACATCGAACTACCGGTCTGGCTCACTCAAAGTCATCCCGCTCATCCTTCCGCTTGAAGAAAATTTTATCCAGCCTGAGCACTATCCCAACCAGTCCGATAATCAGTAAAGTAATGAGTATTGGGATAATCAGATCAGACATGCTTCCTCTGCGTGCTAAGGCTTTACCCATGCTTCCTGTACGTCTGCGGCATGCTGCCGATCACCTTTCCGAACACCAATACCCGATTCATCTCGTCTTTCTCGATCGGGTCCCAGGCTGCATAGCTCTTGTTATCTGAGATAACCAGTAGCTTGTCCTTCATCTTCTGCAGGCGCTTGACGTGAGCAGTGTCGTCGTACAGGAAGGCGTATATCCCGTCGCCGTCGAAGCTCTTAACGCTGATGTCGACGAACAGCAGATCACCCGGCTCAATCGTGCCGGACATGCTGTCACCCCGGACATTGATGATCCGGATGTTCTCAGCCTTACGCCCATCGAACATGTGCCGGGCTTCCGCTGGCGCATACTCAACCGAGTGGAGGATCTCCACGAACTCCTGATTGATAACCCCAGGCCCAGCGCTAACCGTTATGTCCAACAGGTCAATACGAAAGACATCTTTCAGGATTGGGGTTGCCTCTGTATCGATTCCGTCCTCATCGACATCACCGAGCAGATACGATGCTGACGTACCAATGTGAGACGCCAGAGCTTTCAGCGTTCCGCGTCTTGGAATCGACTCCCCGTTAAACCATTTGCTTACGGCCTTAGGGGTCAACTTCATCCTCTTGGCGATCTCAGCCTGTCGACCATGTGGTATCAATCCAGCTTTATCGCAGGCCAGCGCTAGCCTCTGAGAGAATTCTTTTCGCGCTCTTTCTTCATGAACCATATGTTCAATCATAATATCACTTGCGTGAACTATCAGTTCCGACATAATATGTACTTACAGTTCATTATCGAGGGTTAAACATGGCACCGAATAGTCTTGGCGAAATCATCAAAAAGATTCGGGTTCCTGTCGTAGCTGAGGCCTGTGGTTGTTCGCCGCGCGCAATTTACAAATGGATTGCTAACGGAAGCCTTCCGAGGACGGATTACACCGAAGAAACCAACTACGCAGAAAAAATCGCTCTCGCTTCTGGCGGCCAGTTTACCGCTGCGCAGATCCGGGAAGTCAGCAAGCCTAAAGCCGCCTGACTGGCGGCCATTCCAAACAACACCAGAGGAAGTATCACAAATGGAGAGTTCAACGACACGCAACAAAGTGGAGGCTCGCAGGATAGAAAGCTGGTTACACAGCCAGATAGCTGAACTGGGAACCACGAATATCGCCAAAGTGGCCGGAGTGAATAAGTCGACGGTGAGTCGCTGGCGGGAAAGTCTGCTGCCGAACATGTCGTTACTGCTGGCCATCCTGATTTCTAACAGGCCGGGAGAGAAAGGTGATTTTGAAGCATGAGTGGAAACAGAAAGGCGAAAGCCGCAGTGCTCGAACACTAACGGCTTTCAGGTGCAAAAACGAAGAGGTAATTGCGAGGTAATTATGCCTGGTAAATCTGTAAGAGTAAACAATCCGGAGGTAGCACGTGAGCATGTCACTTATGGCGAAAGCAATGGGGGTCAAAGTGGGAAACTCACTGCGTAAGCTCGTTCTTATCAAGCTGGCCGACAACGCCAATGACAAGGGCGAATGCTGGCCTTCGTATCAACACATTGCCGATCAGTGCGAATGCAGCAAGTCTGCTGTTCGCAACCATATTGATGCGCTTGAGGATATGGGGCTAATCAAGCGTGAAAATCGCGTTGGGGTCAACAACGGGAAGGGTAACACATCCAACGTGTATTATCTGAACCTTGATGCTACCCCTATGCCATCAAAAAGCACAGGGGTATGCCACGAAATAGCACCCCCTATGCCATCTGATGGCACACCCCCTATGCCACCAGATGGCACCAGAACCAGTCACTCTTTTGAACCAGTCACTGAACCAGACTCTCTCTCTGCGCGAGGGCAGTTTATCAGCGAGGCTGCAAAGCGACGGATCGGGATTTCACCCAACGGGGAAATACCTTTCCCTCCTGCCTTCAAGCCACTGGCAGATCACATTGCGATTGCCTCGGAGAAAGGGATCAACATTGAAACCGAGTTGCTGAACTTTCGTGATTATCACCAGGCCCGCGGAACAAAGCTGATCGACTGGAACTCGGCATTCCGTGTATGGCTCAGGAACGCGAGAGTTAATCCGCTTTCCGGGCGCCAGAGAAGCGAACCTGATTCTCCACACTGGAACAGCCCTGAAGGCTGGAAGGACTTCATATGACCGCACAGCTTATGACCGCGATCGGCAATCGCGATGGTGATGCGCTGGCCAGAATGGCCGCAGGTAGCGCGGAGCCGCAGAGGCTTCTCGATTTCGAAGCTGAAAGGCTGGTTGATTCTCTGTTCCGTCAGCTGAAGCAGATCTTCCCGGCGTCTACCCAGACTAACCTGCGGACCGACGCCGAAGAGAAGACAGCGAAGCGCCAGTGGATTGCGGCTTTTGCCGAAAACGGGATCCGCACTCGCGAGCAGTTATCCGCCGGAGTGCGACATGCGAGAGCCAGCGAATCGCCGTTCTGGCCATCGCCTGGCCAGTTCATCAAGTGGTGCAAGGACAGCGGCACTGTGCTCGGCGTGACTCTTGTCGACGTGATGAACGAGTTCCATCGCTACAGCCGTGAGAAGGGGCTGCATACCGGCGGTGCTGAGCGCTTCCCGTGGTCTCACCCTGTCATGTACTGGGTTGTTACCGATACCCGGCGAGCAATGTACCAGCGCCAGCTCAGCGAGGCAGAAACCGAGAAATATGCCGCTAAAAAGCTGGAAGACTGGGCGCTGAAAGTCGCCGCCGGAGAACAAATACCGTCGCCGGTACTGGCTCTGGAGAACAACCAGGAAGCTATTCCGACAAACCATGTCAGCCGTCAGCAGGGTTTTCACCCTGAAGGCAAAAGCTTCGGGTGTATGCCAAGCGCAGCATCGCTCGGTGCGTTAACTCCGGCTCAGTGGCTGCGGGATGAATACCTGCGCGGGAAAGAGAGAGGGCTTATCTGATGAAAAAGAACTCGGGCAAACAAGCCGTTATTAACTTCATCGGCCAGCATCCTGGCTGCAGCTTTCAGGATATCCGCCGCGGTACCGGGCTTGACTCTTCAGTGGTCAATTCCTCCCTGTGGCAGATGCACCGTGACGGCCAGGTTAAGCGTGAGGGTGAGTGCAGGAGCTACCGCTACACCCTGATCGACACAACAGCCGTAACCGAAAGCGATCCGTCTGTTCAGTATCGCCAGCGTCCTGGCGGCGTAAACCCAATGACCGTCCTGTTTAACCAGTTCCTGGCGGGAGTGAGGAAATGAAATTTATCAAATTAAGCCAAAGGGGAACGGTAGAGCGCCAGGGCAAATATGGCTGGGAGCCTGAAACAGTCTACGAGCCTGTGTTTGTTGCCGCAGAGCATATTGTCAGCATGTATTTCGCTGGCGTGACAATCCTGAAAACGACCTCCGGAGAACGCATTGACGTGAAAGAGACCCCGGAAGAAATCATCGCCATGCTTACCGAAGGATCCGCCAAATGACTATCACATTACAGACAGTAAACGAGCTCATCGCCTCCCTGGAGAGCGCAGGCGAGCTGTCGATCAGAGAGCAGAAGTTCCTAAAGCTGGCGAAAGAGTTCCGCATTTGCAGCGCTTCACTGGATGCCGCCATAAAAACCGGGAATATGCTGGCAGACCAAAATGCTCAGCTGGCTGCGGAGAATGTGGAGGCAAAAAAAATAATCAGCGAATGCCGGGAGTATTTCATCGCTGGGGTGATGAACCGTATCAGACCAACGAATGAAGGCTACCTGCATATGATTTGCGACACGTTTGCAGACGAAACCCCCGCCACCGACCGCATCGTAGCCGGGATTAAGGCTGATGGGGTGGAGATGTTCGCTCTGATGTTTGCTGAAGAGGCGATCAAAGACAACAACATCACATCCGGCTGGAAAGTCAGAGCAAGCAGAGCGGCCTCTGAATACGCAGAGTTGCTGCGCGAGGGGGCCAAATGAGCAACCGCATCCCTAACTTCGGCTGGAACCGCCTGAAACTGGCAACGCTCACTTATGAACAACTGACTCAACTGGAAGAGCAAGTGAAGGCTGAGCATGCCTGCAAAAACGGCATTCACCTCTTCGACAAAGCCGGTCAGCGCAAACTCGATACCCTTAGCTGGGCTGTATACAACAAGCAGAAGGCGGAGCGTGCCGCATGAGTAAGACGCTGGATATTCGCGCCGGTGATCGGTTCGAAACAGTTTACCCATTCATTTTCGTATGCACTGACCATCAGCAATGGGACGGAAATGTATTCACCGATGAAAGGTGGATTGGTGGTTGCCGAAGGACATTTGAGCCAGCTGATTGCGGCTATGGAGACCAGACCGTTTACACAGCTGATGCAGAAGGGAAAAGAATTCTGGAGGTTCTTTCAGTCGCCGAAATGCCTGGAAAGTGGCAGCGCCGGATCATCTATGCCTGCCATCTTGTTGACCCGGAAGGGAAAGAAAGGAAAGGCAGGAAGGCCTATACGGCAACCGAGGACAGATTCATCAAAATGTCGTCAGGGTATTTTGCGGATTATGGAGTGGAGAACAGCGATGACTGATATCACCGAACTGGCGCAGAGAGAGAAATTCGAGGCTTGGTTTAAGTCGTCATTTCATCCCGACAAAACAGGGCCATACATCAAAGACCAACTGTATTTCGCCTGGAAAGCGGCTGGTGCCGAGCTGGTAGAGGCGCTGGAGAAGGCGCGGCAGCGGATTACTCAGATGGAGTCCCGCACCGTCACCGACTGGATAGAACATGACGGGAAATGGCGACCGGAATCGCTGGGTCTGGATGAACTTGTATACCTGAAAACCAGAAAACAGGAGCTGAAAATACCGTACCCGGCGGGAAAGGTTAAAGGGTGGATGAATACCGGCGGAGACATGGATGTTATGGCGTACAAGCTGGCGTCGCCACAAGCCAGCACCGTCACCGTGAAGCTGCCACTACCGCGCCGAAAAACAGCTGATGACTATGTCGATGACACGTTCGAGCCGTGCGATCTGGCTGCGGTATACAACGCATGTCGCCTTGAATGTGAAGTGAAGTTCAAGAACGCACTGACTGCCGCTGGCATCAAGGTGGAGGCTGAGTGATGCTTAATTTAGATGGTCTTGGCGGGGCAATTGTTATTTTCGGCATCATCTGCGCGGTGGTCGGCTGGGGAGTAATTGAGTTCATCCTCTGGCTGTTCTCATTCGTTCACATTTCTTTCGGAGGTTAGGGTAATGACCAAATCAACCATAACCAGAGAGCGCTTGGAACAACTCGCTGATAACAACACTATCTGCAAAGTTTCATGGGATGAGCGGATCGAACTGGCACAAATCGCGCTGGCCGCAATGGACAGCGAGTCAGGGTGTTTGCCTCTCGACTACCTGCAGGGGCACAAAGACGGTCTGGAATGGGTCGCCCAACTGGCAGAAGCCAATCACCCTGAAACAGGAGACTGGCTTTACGATGATCCTATCGAGCTGGCAAAAGCTATTCGCAAAGGTCCAGATATGCCGCCAGCGCAGCCGGTAGCGGACAGCGAGCCGGTGGCGTGGACATGGCACTATCGTGAGCAATGGCATGTTACAAACGACGAGCGACGCGCAGAATTTGTCGCAAAAGATGGTGATGTGGCTGTACTGCCGCTCTATCGCCACGCACAGCCAGCGCCGGTAGTGCAGGAAGTTGACGCTGATGACAATTTCTATTCATGGTTTGGCAGGGAGTGGCGTGAGAATTATCAGCACAACCAATACACCACAGCGGCTAAGCAAATGCTGGGTGTGATGGCTGAATCTGCGTGGAAAGCTGGGCGCCGCGCCGCCATGCTCCAGTCTGGCAACTCTCCGGTAGTGCCAGACGAGCGGGCTGCTTTCAACGCATGGAATAATGACGTTGATTGCCCGCTGGCTGGTCGTGACGCAAAGAGCGCTGCATGGTTGGCTTGGCAATCCCGCGCCGCCATGCTCGCAGCCGCCCCGCAGGAGGTGAAAGGTGAGTAACCAAATCCCTGAAGCTGTAGCCGTAGCGATGATTAATGCGGCCAGAGATATTACGGTAGCAAAAATTAATGCCAAAGGCGCGAAGTTCTACGGTTATACAACCTCGGTAAACTGGTTTGATCGTTCAATGAAAGAGGTCCGCGAAGCCGTTAAAGCAGTGCTTCCTGACATTGAACGGGAGGTAAGGTGATGCCTAAATCCCCCGCAGAACGCAAAGCCGCGCACCCATCCAGTTGATGCTATATAATCCCCTCCACAGAAGAGGGGATTTTTATGTCACAGTGGAACATTGCAACCAAATCGAAAGATGAGCAGGACAAGGTCAACGTAGACCTCGCAGCGTCCGGCGTCGCCTACAAAGAGCGCCTGAACATGCCAGTTGTCGCTGAAGTGGTAGCCAGAGAGCAGCCCGAGCATTTACGCGAGTATTTCATGGAGCGCGTCCGCTACTACCGCGAGCAGAGCATCCAACTACCCCGCGCATCCGATCCGCGCTATCTCGAAATGGCAGAGCAGAACGCCAAGAAATAGCCAATTTCTCGTATATGCTCATTTTGCATTTATCCCCGGGAAGGGCGATAATTACCTCGTCAGCCTGAGCAACTGACGACTTACTTCCGGCGCCAAGTGGGGACACATGGCGCACAAAACCTTACAGCAATCCCTGTCACCGATGGCGAAAGCCACCGGCGATTTTCTGCATTCAGCGTTTGACCTCTCCGGAGGTGAAGCGTGAAGCAACAATTCTGCCTTATCAACGACAACGTTAAGCGTAACGTCGTCAGCTTCATCCAGTCTCTGCCCGTCGACCACCGATCGCCGCTGATTATCGAGGCGCGCGAAGAAAGCCGCACCGACAAACAGAATCGCCTCATGTGGCCACTTTTGAAAGACCTGAGCGATCAGGTGATCTGGCACGGTGAAAAGCTGGAGCCTGCGGAGTGGAAAGACCTCATAACCGTACTGGTCAGCCAGATGCAAAACCCGGAGCGTGAGCAGAAATCAGCCCCGGGCATCAACGGCGGCCGCGTCTATTTCGGCGTTCGCACCTCACAATCCAGCAAGCGCTACATGGTCGAGGTGATCGAGGCGATTTACTGGTTCGGCACCGAGCACAATGTGAAGTTCAGCGAGAAGTCCAGCAGTCGGATTGCATGGGCCCAGGAATGGAGGGCTTCGCATGCACAATCTGCTCGGTAAGGTCATGGATCGCGGCATCTTCCGCGTGCCGGCGCGCCGCAAGCGCAAGGTCGAAGTTAAGCCGTCAGATATCCCGACCCTGAAAGACTACACCGCCCGCCTGGTCGATAAGAAGTGGCTCCGCCTGAGAGCACGGAGGCCACATGCTTAAACCAGCACGCCGTAAATGCGCCCACTGCCGCGAATGGTTCCATCCTGCCCGGGAGGGGCAGGTGGTATGCAGTTTTGAATGCGCCAGCGCGATCGGCAAAAAACAGACAGCAAAAGCCCGGGAAGCGGCGAAGGCCAGGGCGGTGAAGCGCCAGCGTGAATCCGAGAAGGAGGGGCGTCAGCGCCGTAAAGCAAGATTGGCTGAGCTCAGACCTAACGGTTACTACAAAGCCCAGGCTCAGAAGGCATTCAACGCCTACATCCGCGCTCGTGATGCTGCTTTGCCATGCATCAGTTGCGGCGAGACCAACCCGCCTGATCTGCATGGCGGCCAGTGGGACTGCGGCCACTTCAAAACGGTCGGCGCTTACCCTGAGTTGCGTTTTGAAGAGCGCAACGCTCATAAGCAGTGCAAATCGTGCAATGCCGGGGCCGGTAAGTACACCGCCAAAGAGTTGACGGTTGCTCAGCAATACGAAGCTGGCCTGGTCGCTCGTTACGGACAGGAGTATGTCGACTGGCTTAACGGACCCCACGAAATGACCAACTACCGCCGGGAAGACTTTATTCGTATCCGCGATGAGTACCGCGCCAAGCTCAAAGCACTGAAATAGCGGGAGGCCGCATGAACCACGACGTTATCGAACGCATCCGCGACCGCTGGCAAAAGCTTCGCCTCTGCCGGCACCGCGGCACCGTACTGGTTGACTACCGCATACCGAGAAATTTCGTTCGCATCTATCAGACCCTGGGAGAGACAGCATGAACCTCGAATCTATCGCCAAATACTTCGCGCCTAAATCACCAATGCTGAGCGACTCGCCACGGGCTACTGCATCGGATGGTCTAACCGGCACTGACATCATGGCCGCTCTTGGGCTGGTAAATGCCAAGTGCGGATTCGGCTTCGACCTCTATCTGGCAAAGATCGGGGTAAGCACACCTGACCGAGCAATGGAGCTACTTTATGAATCAGCAGAGCGATTATCAAACCGCTTTAACATCGTTTCAGAACTCAGCCAGGACGTTCGCAAAAGAGTTCTCGAAGTTCTGTGTGCTTTTGCATACCAGGATTACACGCGAAGTGCTGCCAGCGTTAGAAAATGCACTTGCTGCGATGGGACTGGCTTCACAGAGGCCAAGGTGTTCACCAATAAATGCTCATATCCGTGGGGCAAGCCACCTTATTGGGCAAAGATGTCCCGAGCGGTTCGCCCAAGCCACTGGGAGTGCTGGAGCGAAGTGCGCGAAGTGGTCAAAGTTAAATGCTCAGCCTGTAACGGAAAGGGTGCTATCAGCAATTCGTGTCGCTGCAATGGGAAAGGAAAGGTACTGGATAAAGAGACCAGCGAGCGCCTTGGGCTACCGGTAATGAAGGTATGCGATCGCTGCAGCGGAAGAGGTTATGCGCGCATGAAGTTTTCGACGGTGATGGAAGGGGTAAGGGCCGTGGCTGACATTAAGAAAACGGCAGCTTATGAGCAACTGAAACCTTTCTTCGAGGAGCTGGTATCCGAATGTCACAAACAGGAATCCTACGCTGATGTCATTCTCTCCCGGGTGACGAAATAATGAGTATTTTCTATAAAAATAAAATTTTGTGGAAAATAGCTATTGCAATCTCCGGAAAAACTGGTTAGATTCATCCCTAACGCTGGGAATCCGTTCAGTCGTTCCGAAGCAAAAAATTCAAGCCCGAGGTTAACGCCTTGGGCTTTTTTATGCCTGCGATCCGGTCAGGGCTCTTGGGTAGAGACGTGCTGCACGACACTTCGACACCCGCCGCGCAAGAGCCCTGAACCAGATTGAGGGTCGATCGTATAAAGGTCATCACGGCAGGCTGTTAACCTGCTTATCGTGGTTCGATTCCACGTCGTCCCGACAGATATTCCGCAAGTCGGACATGAAGACCTGCAAATGATTGCGAATCAGCAGGCCACGCCCGGGAAGGGCGTGATGTCAAAAGCTACCCCTCCCGGAAGCTCCGTTAGGAGCATAACCCCGGCCGGAGTAGCGCTCTAAAAACCTTAAGGAATCCTGACCTGCCAAAAATTGTAGGTTTCTCGATTGTTAATTTAAGGTAAAAAGTTTCCGTGAAGTTACCCGGTCAACCTCCAGACTGGGGCGGAAGTTGTCAGCCAGAGATGGAATTAAAAGACCGCAGACCACGGTATGGCAAGCTAACGGTCTTCCGAAGCAATTCGGCTTCACTCACGTTTCTTTGTACTAAACATACTTTTGCCTGCTCGCTGCAGGCTTTTTTCATCAATGACCTGTTTAACCATATGATGTGAATATGGTATTTGACTGCACAATCAGATTGATAATAAATTGTTTATGTGGTGAATCCCCCTATGCGGAGGGGCGACCAGTCACTTACAGTGATCTGTAAATGCAGCGCGGGCCATGCCGACTGGGGCATGCTCACCGGGAGGCACCCGGCACCACGCAGTACTACTAAGACATTTGGTAGTGGGGTTGCCGTTTCGGCTTCTCCAGCTATGTTTAAAAGGTAGTAACGGAAAACGAGCGCTCTCCTGGTAAATCGGTAGCTCGGACTATTAGGTGCGCCTCGAACCGTTGAAGAATCAGTATTTCCTACCTTCTGCCCGCCCCTCTGAGCGGGCTTTTTTTCGCCTAATTCAGGCAAAACCATAAAGCATTAAGGGCTGCGCTATTTCGCGGCCTTTTTCATTTCAGGGTCAGAAGCACAGCGGTTGTGCGTTCGGCTGTTAACCGAATGGTCGAAGGTTCGAATCCTTCCTGTCCCGCCAAATTAGCGCCATTAGCTCAACCGGAGAGAGCAATAGCCTTCTAAGCTATCGGTTTCAGGTTCGAGTCCTGAATGGTGCACCAGATAATGGCCTGACCTGATAACGGGTTCATACCCCAACTTATCAGGGGCGTTGCTGCAACAGCGCCGCAGGCCGCCAGACCCAGCCAGGGTATTTTCGGTAATCACCGACATTGCTATTACCCTCATGCTTATTGCCTGCCTAACCGCAGGCTTTTTTATTATCAGGTCCCGCGGGAATCATCATCGACACGCTTCGTTGTTAAATCCAGCCCGACGGGCCTGACCCTTTCAAACACACACAGCACCCGCTAACAACGCGAGGTGAGAGTATGTATCGCATGGAAAAGATAACCACTGGTGCTGCCTATGGCGCTTCAGCCGGGAGCATCCTTAACGGCATGCTAAATGCCTATAGCCCCGAGCAGTGGAATGCCATCGGCGTACTGGTGGGCATTGTCATCGCCGTACTTACGTATCTGACGAATTTGTATTTCAAGATTCGCGAAGACAACCGACGTAGCAGGAGCCGAGATGAACCCGACGCTGAGGAATAAGCTGATTGGTGCGATCGCCGGCGGTTCGGGCGCGATAGCCATTGCTTCCGTCATGCTTGGTAATGCCGACGGCCTGGAAGGAAGGCGTTATTACGCCTATCAGGATATTGTCGGCGTATGGACTGTTTGTGATGGCCACACTGGAGCCGATATTCGCCGCGGACATCGTTACACCGACAGGGAATGCGACAGCCTGCTGAAGGCAGATCTGCAGAAGGTGGCAAGCGCCATTGACCCGCTCATCAAAGTCCGCATTCCTGATCCTACCCGCGCCGCGCTTTACTCATTCACCTACAACGTTGGCTCTGGCGCTTTCGCCAGCTCCACGTTGTTGAAGAAACTGAATGCTGGAGATGTGCCGGGCGCTTGCAAGGAACTGCAGCGCTGGACGTATGCCGGCGGCAAGCAGTGGAAGGGACTGATCACCAGGCGCGAGATTGAGCGTGAAGTCTGCGAGTGGGGCCAGAAATGAGCCGATTAACCGCAATCATCAGCGCTGTAGTCATCCTGCTGCTTTCCTGCTTTTTCTCGTGGCGTTCTGGCTGGAATTCTCACGCTGACCATATCAACGCCCTCGCGGCGAAGAAAAAAGAGAAAGCCGAAAAGACTATCCAGCCAGTTGAGCAAAAGGCCGCTGCCGCTACAGAAGAGGGCAAGGTCATCTACCGAATCATAACCCGCGACGTGGTGAAATATGTCCAGTCTCCGAATCGTACTGTGTGCCGGTTTGACGATGATGCTGTGCAGCTGCGCCAGCGAGCTATCGACGCTGCCAACGCCATCCCCGGATTTGATGAGCCCTCCGTGCAAAGCAAGTGACGCAGGCAAGGACACCGACGAAGACCTGCAGTCAGACGTCGAAACCGCTCAATGCCTGCGCCAACTGCGGTTAGATAAATACCGTTGGCAGGCCTACTACCGTGCAGTGAGTCAGTAGCGGGGCTACATTGTCGTTCCTGCATGGCAAGGTCGGCGTGATAAAAAACCCCGAAGAGGATATCCAAAAGTAAACGGGGCGCTGAATGAACAGCTAATGACTAAACAATACATCGTGTATCTAAATATGTTTAATCATTTCGCAACCCGGACCATATTGCGGAGGAGTACACCTGTGTTTTGGCGTAGGACTGCTATCAGCGCTGGGGCAGTGCAACAGGGATAAGGCTGATATAAGACAGGCGGAGATGAAAAGGGGGCTGTAGTTTTATAGCCTCACTAATAGCTTAAAGGAAGCGGTCATGAGGCTCTAATCATCTAAGATGATGCTTAGACTTTTTTGTATGTAATCGAACGACCAAACGGCGGGTAAGTTGAAGTTGAGTCATATACTTCATAGTGAGCAACTACTTCTCCATTTTCGTCGAGCTCACGTAGAAGATATTCATCAGTATCTTGACCTCTTCGTGGCCCCTTCCAGGTGGAAGATACTTCCTCGAGAGTATGGTTATCTGGAATCCCAATTTTCTTTTTATATTCATCAGTCATTTAAAGCCTCCTGCTGTGCGGTTATCTAGGGCTTGATTTAATAAAATGCTGTCAAGATAGTATACACCACGCAAAAACGATGCCTGAGATACTGGTTATATTTTAGCGTGTTATTGGAGGCTAATATGGCTGATAGCACAGTGATTAGGCCATATCCCCCTGTCAATTTCACTGGTGAGAACTGGTTGCCTTACACCCGGCTTATCCCTGCTCCCGAAATTGGCGAATGGGTAAATCAGAACATCCTCACCGAAGACGGCCGAATCCATAACCCTGACCATGCGCACTTGGTCGATGCTGATGTCGCGTTTATGTGGGCCTCTGGCTCATTCGCTAAAAGCGGGCGCATTGTGCTTGGTCAGTGTGAGCAGGTAATGATGCGCTCCGGCGGCTGGCAGAAATCCCGCATGGAGCAGCAGATGCATGAATGGTTCGGTCGTATACCGAAGTTCATCATCACTCTGGCTGCTGACTACTGCGAGCAATGCAACGATCTGGAGTTCTGCGCACTGGTTGAGCATGAGCTTTACCACATCGCCCAGGCTACCGATGACTATGGCGCGCCGAAGTTCAACAAAGAGACCGGTATGCCGGTGCTCAAACTTCGCGGCCATGACGTCGAGGAGTTCGTAGGAGTGGTCCGGCGTTACGGTGCCAGCAAAGACGTGCAGGAAATGGTGGATGCGGCGAACAGGCCGGCGGAGGTTGCTCATATCGATGTTGCCAGAGCGTGCGGGACGTGCATGCTGAAACTGGCATAGGCTTTATTTGGATTGTCATGGAGGTAACCGATGGCAGCATTATCGACAGAGGTTAAAGCCTTCATCGTTCAGTCGCTGGCCTGTTTCGAAAGCCCGACAAAAGTCATTGAGCTGGTAAAGGCTGAATATGGCATCGATGTCTCACGGCAGCAGGTGTCGCAATATACTCCCGGCAACGCAATGGCGGCCAAGTTGAGCCAGAAGTGGATTGACCTGTTCAACGCCACCCGTAAACGATTCCAGAATGAGATCGCCGACATCCCAATCGCAAACAAGGCGTACCGGCTTCGCGTTCTGGACAGAATGGCGACCAATGCTGAAAAGATGAAGAACTACGGCATGACCTCGCAGCTTATCGAACAGGCCGCCAAAGAAATGGGCGATGCCTACACTAATCGCCAGAAAGTTGAGCACACAAGCCCTGACGGCAGCATGACGCCGCAGCCAACAATCATCCAGCTACTGCCTGTTGAGCCAAAGCATGAGTAACGCCGTTCAACTGCCGATCCCCGCCAAGCTTGCGCCGCTGTTCACTGCTGTAAATAAGCGTTATCGGTGCTCGCACGGTGGACGTGGTAGCGCCAAGACGCGCACATTCGCACTGATGACCGCCGTGAAGGCGTACCAGTCGATGATGAATGGTGAAAGCGGCGTGGTGCTCTGCGCGCGTGAATTCATGAACTCGCTGGAAGAGTCGAGCATGCAGGAAGTGAAACAGGCGATACTGTCTGTCCCATGGCTGGCGGCTAACTTTGATATCGGCGAGAAGTACATCCGCACAATCGACAAGAGCGTTAACTACGTGTTCTGCGGTCTACGGCATAACCTTGACAGCATCAAGTCGAAAGCGCGCATTCTGCTGTGCTGGGTGGACGAGGCTGAATCAGTCAGCGAAATAGCCTGGCAGAAACTGAGTCCTACTGTGCGTGAAGAGGGATCGGAGATTTGGGTGACGTGGAACCCGGAGCGTGAAGGAAGCGCCACGGATAAGCGTTTCCGTAAAGAAGCCGGCGACGACTGCATCACCGTTGAGATGAATTACACGGATAACCCGTGGTTTCCGGACGTGCTTGAAGGTGAGCGACAGAACGATCAGCGCCGCCTCGACCCGGCAACATACGCCTGGGTGTGGGAAGGAGCTTACCTCGAAAACTCCGATAAGCAGGTTCTGGCCGGTAAATACCGGATCTCTGAGTTCTCGGACAATCTCTGGAAAGAGGCCGACCGCCTGTTCTTCGGTGCCGACTTCGGTTTCGCTAAAGACCCTAACACGCTAGTGCGCTCGTTCATCCTGCATAACCGGCTGTACGTCGAATATGAAGCGTACGGCCAGCAGACCGAGCTCGACCACATGCCTGAGCTATACGACACGATACCCGGCGCGCGTGACTGGCCCATCAAGGCCGACTCTGCGCGTCCTGAGACTATTAGCTATCTAAAGCGGCAGGGGTTCAACATCTCAGCTGCCGAGAAATGGCAGGGTAGCGTTGAGGACGGGATCGCACATCTTCGTGGCTTCGACGAAATCATTATCCATCCTCGCTGCAAGAACGTGGCGCGCGAGGCCCGCATGTGGTCGTACAAAACGGACAGGATCACTGGTGAGGTGTTGCCGAAACTCTCCGATGGCTATGAGCATTGCTGGGACGGCATTCGCTACAGCCTAGACGGACACATTAAGCGCAAAGGTCAGATGGCCGGGATGATGATTCCTAAGCGCTTACGCACAAGATAGGTAATGGTTAATTATCATTATTACAGTGTAAACTCTTTCTCCTCGGAAAGGGCACGGAGATGATAAATTGTGGATTGGGCAACATTCTGGTCTGCTGCTTCAGCTATTGCTACAACAGCAGCTGCATTAATTGCCGTTTGGGCTATGTTTAGATGGAAAAAGCAGGATGAATTGAAGGCTAAAATGGCGTTCAAATTAGCCATTGCAGATTACAAGTACCTGATCTTGCAATTGCCAGATCAATTTGATAAAGAGGATCTGCGTAATAAATACTCTAATGAGAGAAAAAAACTAACCGACCTTCTTTCTGCGTGTAACCATGCATGGCTTGTCACGGAAGATTTATTACTATCACATGATTTGATTGTGTCTAACTGGCGTAATATTTTGGATACACACGCTCATTACTTGCAAGGTTCTAGACAGTCCGAGGAATTGGTGATTTTTTGTAATGCTATTCTTACAAAAAAATTCATTTTCTCCTGAACGAGAATCAAACATACAAAGGCCGCTCATGCGGCCTTTTTTATTGCCAAATGTCCACAAACGGGAAAGCCATGACTGACAAATTAACTCTCGCTGTCAACCATGCGTTGAACGATGCGCGGATGGCGCGCGCCCGTATAGGGCTGATGGCGCCAACGATGGGGCTGGATAATAAGCGTCATTCAGCATGGTGCGAGTATGGCTTCCCTGAGCAGGTCACCTACGAAAACCTATACGCGCTGTATCGGCGCGGCGGTATCGCTCACGGTGCTGTTGAGAAACTGGTTGGCAAGTGCTGGCAGACAAACCCGGAAATCATCGAGGGTGATGATGCCGATGAGAGCGAAGACGAAACCGCCTGGGAGCGCAAGTCAAAGCAGGTATTCACCAATCGGTTCTGGCGCTCCTTCGCAGAGGCAGATCGCCGTCGCCTTGTAGGTCGATACGCAGGCATCCTCCTTCATGTCCGCGACGAAAAGGACTGGAACCTTCCTGTAACCAAAGGCCGGGGACTTCAGAAAATATCCGTGGCGTGGGCCGGATCGCTCACGGTGAGCGAGTGGGATGCCGGCCTGAACTCGAAGACATACGGCCAGCCGAAGATGTGGCAGTACGCGGAGCGGTTGCCGAATGGTTCAAGCCGCCGCGTCAATATCCACCCCGATCGCGTTTTCATCCTTGGCGACTACTCAGACGATGCAATTGGGTTCCTTGAGCCAGCATATAACGCCTTTGTGAGTCTGGAGAAAGTAGAGGGCGGATCGGGTGAGTCATTCCTGAAGAACGCTGCGCGGCAACTCAACGTCAATTTCGAAAAGGAAATCGACTTCAATAATCTTGCCTCGCTTTACAACGTCACTGTCACTGAGTTGCAGGACAAGTTCAACGAAGTCGCGGGTGAGATTAACCGTGGCAATGATGTACTGATGACGACGCAGGGCGCATCAGTTACCCCTCTGGTGACTTCGGTAGCGGACCCGACGGCAACATACAACGTAAACCTTCAGACCGCCGCTGCCGGGGTGGATATCCCCACGCGCATCTTAGTGGGCAACCAACAGGCCGAGCGTTCCAGCACTGAAGACCAGAAATATTTCAACTCGCGTTGCCAGTCACGCCGTGGAGATCTGTCATTCGAGATTGAGGACTTCTGCGACAAGCTTATTGACCTGCAAATCATCGACGCCGTCAGTCAGAAAGCGGTTGTATGGGATGACCTGAACGAGCAGACCGGTACCGAGAAGCTCACCAACGCTAAGACTATGGGCGAGATAAACCAGGCCATGATGGGAAGCGGTGAAGAACCGGCATTCAGTCGCGAAGAAATTCGTACCGCCGCTGGTTATGAAAACGATGGTGAAATACCGTTAGGAGAAGAGGATGGCAGCGAAGAAGACGAAGCCACCGATTCTACCGCGTAACTATCAGGACCCGACCGGAGTTGATGCGCTGGAACGCCGGGCGATGAAAGACTTCGCCAGGCGGATGAATAAGATTGGCAAAGCGTACAAAGCAGCACTCGACAAAATACCTTCCTCTCTCGCAGTAAACGCCAGATACGAATACCAGCTAAACCCAACGATACTCTCCATCATCCTGAATGATGCCAGTTATCTGGTTGATCAGGTGCTTCTGGATGGTAACGAGTACGACCTGTGGTTTTATGAGTATGTCGATTTGGCGTCAGAGAAAGGCACTGGACAGTCATTCTACAACCTTAGTCAGCAGTCGCCGGTGTACGCCGCCGGACGTGAGTCCCAGGCATCCATCCTTGCAAGCGACCCATACCAGCAACGAATGGCGTTGGTGCATGCCCGTGTTTTTGAGGAAATGAAGGGCCTTACTGCTGACGTTAAGCGCGACATGGCGCGAGTGCTGACTGATGGCGTAGGGCGCGGGCTTAATCCCCGTGATATTGCCCGCAACCTCACAGATCAGACCGGCATCGAGAAGCGCCGGGCGAACCGTATAGCCCGCACTGAAGTCACTACCGCGCTACGCCGGGCTAAGTGGGATGAAGATCAGGAGGCCAACGACCTATACGGCCTGAAAACTTTACTGGTTCACATCTCTGCACTGTCGCCGACAACCAGGCATACCCACGCCGTGCGTCACGCACACCTCTACACAAATGAAGAGGTCCGTGACTGGTACAGCAAGGATGCCAACAGCATTAACTGCAAGTGTACTCAGCAGTCAGTGTTAGTCGATGAAGAGGGCAAGCCGATTTATCCGGACACCATCACCAAACTTAAACAGGAATACAAAACGATGCAGGCGCGGGGTTACGCCTGGGCGGAGAAATAACTATGCCTATGCAGGTCAATATCACCACCAAGGTGAACAGCCAGTCTATCCGGCGCGAAACATACAACGGTCGTGAGCATCTGGTGCTGCCGAGTTACACGCTGCCGGCCAATGTCGTCATGAATGGCGGTCTGTACACGCAGGAAGAAATCGACGCCCATTATCAGGGGCTTGAAGGCACCCTGGCGCCGCTGGGACATCCGCAGGTTAACGGTCAGTTTGTATCTGCCTTCTCACCGGAGGGTATCAATGCCGGCCATATCGGTGCGTGGAACCGCAATGTTAAGAAGTCCGGTAACCGTATCTATCTCGAAAAGTGGGTCGATGTGGCACGCGCTGGCGAGTCGGAAGGCGGTAAAGAATTGCTTGAGCGTGTAGCGGCTATCGAGCGCGGTGAAGACGTCCCACCCATTCACACCAGTGTGGCGGCATTCCTCGACCAGCTTGAACCAAATGAGCAGCAGCGCGCAACAGGCGCTGATTGGGTGGCAAAAATCCACAGCATGGACCATGACGCGATTCTTCTACATGAGGTCGGAGCGGCCACCCCTGAGCAAGGTGTTGGCCTGATGGTTAACGCTGACATGGCGAAGCCGTTAAAAGCCAATTCTGGCGCGCTGATCGGAGAATCTTACCGGGAGCGCGAGCAGCGCCTCGATAGAGCTGCCAAAGCTAAGTTTGCGGCCGGCCAGGACGAATACGCCTGGGTGGCTGACTTCACTGACTCGCAAGCGGTAATCATCCGTAACGGCGGCAATGCTGAGGTGTTTGGCTACAAGTCAGAAGGCGGGATTATCACCTTCGACGATACCGGCACCGCAGTTGCACGACAGGAGTCGTGGGTGGCTGTCGTCACTAACAAACTCAAAGCTCTATTCACACCGCAGGAACAGCCTGCACCAAACCACAAAACGGAGGGCGACATGCCTTTAACCAAAGAAGAACTGGAACAAATCGGCAGCATGATCGGCCAGGCTGTTGCGACTAATACCGATGCGGCTATTAAGCCCCTTGTAGAAAAGGTTGATGCGCTGCAGGCCAATCAGCAGCAACTGGCAGAAACCCTGACCGCCAACTCCCGCGCTGAAGAAAAAACCAAGCGTGAAGCAGTTGCGAAAGTCCACGGCGATATCGTCGCCAATGCGCTGTCTGGAGAAGCGCTGGATGCGATGTTTAAAACCATCGGTGAAGCCGCTCCGTTGGGAACCAACAATGCTCAGCAGCCGAAAGAAACTGGCGCGCCTGCCGCATCTGAATACTTTAAATAAGGAGCCGGAATAATGGCACGTTATCGTCGCGTTAATATCGACGGTCTGTCTCTTTACAAGACCGAAACCCGCACCACGGCTGCCGATCTTCTTCCAGGCACCGCGGCCACCATCAACTCCTCTGATGAATTTGCTCAGGCAACCGCACTAACTGGCCGCCTGTACATTATCGATGTCGGCTACCACCAGGGACTGACTATCACCGAAGCAATTCCTGCCGGTGATTCCGCGGTCGGCAACTATGTCGAAGAGGGACGTGAGCTGGCGTTACGCTGCCTGCCTGGTGCGTATAAGAAAGACAGCCCTATCAAACTTGGGACGGCTGGTCAGTTTACCCTGGCAACCGATGACACTGATTCAGTGATCGGATACAGCCAGGATGAATACACCATCGCGGCCAGCACTACCGATTTCATTCGCGTGCGCATGCGCGTTGGCACTGTCGCCGCAGCTGGCGCGTAACAAAAGGATAAACACATATGTACTTCTCTAAAGAGACGCTGGCGACTAACTCCCGCCTTGGCGGCCACTGGAACGAGCTGTGGGCAAACCGCAATATGTGGAACCTGCAGAACGATTCCATCATTGCGGCAAACCGCGCAATCATGACTCCTGACATGCTGGCTTGTAACGCAGTTGGTGGTTTTTCCCGTGATTTCTGGGCTGAGATTGATAACCAGGTACTGCAACTGCGCGATCAGGAAGTTGGCATGGAAATCGTGAACGACCTGATCAGCGTTCAGACTGTGCTGCCGGTAGGTAAAACCGCCAAGCTGTATAACGTAGTTGGTGACATCGCTGACGACGTGTCAGTCAGCATTGATGGTCAGGCGCCATTTTCATTCGACCATACCGAATACGCCAGTGATGGCGATCCGATCCCGGTATTTACTGCCGGTTACGGTGTTAACTGGCGCCATGCTGCCGGCTTAAACTCTGTGGGCATTGACCTTGTGCTGGACTCGCAGATGTCAAAGATGCGCAAGTTCAACAAGAAGCGCGTTAACTACTACCTGAACGGCGATTCAAAAATTCAGGTTCAGTCCTACCCGGCGCAGGGAATCAAGAACCACCGTAACACCAAGAAGATTAACCTCGGGTCTGGTGCAGGTGGCGCGAATATCGACCTTACCACTGCAGACATGACCGCGATCTTTGCATTCTTCGGTAAAGGCGCATTCGGTACCACCGCACGCACGAACAAGGTAGCCGCATACGATGTGATGTGGGTTTCTCCGGAAATCTGGGCGAACCTGGCTCAGCCGTATGTGGTCAATGGCGTTGTAAGCGGAAATGTACTGCAGGCGGTGCTGCCGTTCGCGCCGGTCAAAGAGATTCGCATGAGCTACGCGCTGAGCGGTAACGAGTTTATCGCGTACGTTCGTCGTCGTGACGTAATCTCTCCACTGGTTGGTATGGCTGTCGGTGTTGTCCCGCTGCCGCGTCCACTGCCTAACGTTAACTACAACTTTCAGATCATGTCTGCCGAAGGTCTGCAAATCACTGCAGACGATCAGGGCCTGTCTGGCGTTGTCTACGGCGCGAACCTGGCATAAGGAAACAGCATGGCTAAATACGAAGTGGTGCGCCCGTGGAATGGCGTAGCGCTGGGGCAGGTTGTTGAACTTGAAAATCTTCATCCGGCCCTGAAGTCAAACGTTCGTCTCATGCGCGGCGAAGCAGGTGGGGAACTCTCTCCGGCAACACCAGAAGCAGGCACTGATACAAAATCTCGAAAAGAGATTATTCAGGCCCGCCTGACGGAATTAGGCATCGAGTTTAAAGGAAACCTGGGGGCTGAAAAGCTTGGTGAGCTGTTGCCGGATGGCGAACTTGAAAAGCTTTTCCCTGCTGAATAACAGCCGCCGCTAAGGCGGTTTTTTTATGCCCTGTGAAAACAGGGCTTCATTCTCACGGAGCCGATAATGGTAACTCTCGACCAAGCGAAGGAGCATCTGGAAGGTCAGGGGATTACCATCCCTGACTTTGTACTCCAGGCGTTCGTTGATGAGGCGAACAGCATTCAGGACTGCCTTGATGCACATTACCCGGCATCGACAGCCTTGCTTATTCAGCTCTACCTCCTGGCGCTGATGGGGCTCGGGAGTGGGGATAAATACATTTCCAGCCAGACGGCGCCAAGCGGAGCATCCCGCTCATTCCGTTACCAGTCATTCTCAGACAGATGGAAGGCATCCGTAAACCTGCTGCGCAGTCTGGATAAATACGGATGCGCCAGCGCTCTGATTCCTGCAGACCCTACCGCCTCGCCGGCATTCGCTGGTATCTGGATAGGTAAAGGCGGTTGCATGTGCGGGAGTAAGTGATGGCCTGGATTTCAGTTCAGCAACGGCTTCCGCGGACGTTTACCCGGGTGTGGGTGATCACCGATACAGGCCAACAAACGACGGCGTACGTGAAAAGCGACGGCGAGTGGTTCATCAACTGCGACCGAATACGCGCCACAGGCGCCGCTGTGCTGCGATGGAGGGATGACTGATGTCTTCGGTAGCCAATTGGTCATACACGGCAACAGCGACACTCTGGCGGCGCATACGCGATGCTGACGGTAGTGATACCGACGGCGGAGGTCAGCCGTATGGGTGGGAAGCGCCGATCGCTATCCTCTGCGACTACCAGGGCGGACTCTCTGCAAAAATCGGTGACCTTGGCCGGGAGCTCGTTGTTAAAAACACGATATGGACCGAGTACGCAACGGCGCGGGAGGGAGATTACATCCTGATTGGCGCTTCGACCGATGCTGCACCGCCGGATGAGGCCGATGAGATTCGGCAGATCGTCCAGTTCGCAGATACGTTCGAGCGACTGGCGGACGATTTCGCACTGATTACGGGAGTCTGATTATGGGCGCTAAAGTTCGCGGCATCCGCCAGGCCAAGGCCAACCTCGATCGCATCATCAAAGACGTCCAGGGGCGTAAAGTCGTGCGGGCAATCCAGTCTGCGATGCTTATCGGCAGCGCGCAGGCAGCACTTTACACCCCGATCGATACGTCGACGCTCATCAACAGTCAGTTCCGCGAAATCATGGCTAACGGCACCAGGGTAACCGGGCGCGTTGGTTACTCGGCGTCTTATGCTACCTACGTGCATGACCCAAACATTCCTCAAAACTTTAGGCGAGCAACAGCAAGGAAAGAATTTCTTTCCAAAGGGTTTGAGGATACGAAAGGCGCCATAGATATGGTGATAAAAAAAGAATTGTCGCTTTGATTTTGGTATAATTTATAAGCGCCTAGGGTAGCTCCCGAAAAGGCGGAACGTAGACCGCTCTGGCGCACCAACCATCTACGGAACCTGCTACGAGGTTTATATGAAATGCAACGATAACATTCCTATTGATTTCTGGAGAGAGTGCTTATCCTATGATGCTGAGAATGGTGTTCTTTATTGGAAAGCTCGCCCATTAGATCACTTCATGACAAGCCAATCCTGTGCAACATGGAATAAGCGATTTGCTGGAAAACCAGCGGGCTCTCCCAATAATCAACAATACATTCACATAGGGATGCGAAATAAATTATATAAAGCTCACCGGATTATTTGGGCTTTATATTATGGTGAATATCCTCACTCCCTTATAGATCATGTCAATGGGAATAGGCAGGATAACAGAATCGAAAACCTCAGAGTCGTCAGCTCATCCGAAAACTGCCAAAACCAGAAGCTACGAATCACTAGTACCAGCGGGTGCGTTGGCGTGGCTAAATGTAATAGTGGTTTCAGGAGTTACATTCAGGTGAACGGAAGACGGGTTCACTTGGGGGTATACCAAAGCGTAGAAGAGGCTTTCGCTGTAAGAAAAGAAGCCGAATCAAGGTATGGATACCATGAGAACCATGGACGGAAATAGCAAAATAGGTCGCCACGGCGGCCTTTTTTAATGGGGTTTTTATGACACCACCGATGTATATGCGCCTCAAAGGCCTCTTTGTGGCTGAGGGGCTTACCGCGGGGTTTAAGGTCCAGTGGCGGCAATGGCGCGACACCGGGAAAGATACCGATCAGTTCATCGTTTTCCGGTCTTCCGGCGGTACCGATATCACCTTTGACCTCGGCGGCGACTGGTATGTGATGGTTGATGTGATCTCCTCGAAGGCGAATCCCGATGCTGCGGACGCCGCGGTAAACGCCATTGTCGAGTATATCAGCGCGCAATCCGGCGCCGATGATTGCGTAGGCGCGCTACGGATTGTCGGCAATGTCCCGGCACCGATCCCCACCGAAGAGGGCCGGTTAGTAACCCGGCTGCTCGTATCCTGCACATACGGCGAATAATCGTCAGAATCACCCATCAGGCTGCCATATGGCGGCCTTTTTTAATTGAGAGGCATACATGCAAGGCTGCGCTAATGACACCGGCAAGCTGATTGGTAAGGTGGCCGTGCTCCGCATGGCTTTTGGCTGTGCTGATACGGTTCCTGCGCTTTCCGAATGGAAGCGACTCGGCGCCATGACTACCAAGGGCTTTGACTACTCCATGAATACCGTCACCTCTGAGGCTGACGATACGAAAGGTCTGGTTGAGAACCTGGTCAACAATATGGACTTCACCATCTCAGGAGAAGGTGAGTTCCGCAAGAAAGACAAGACGACGGAAGTCGGCGCCATCACTATCTCGAAATATATTTTTGATGAAGTGCAGGCCGGCCGTCAGCCGACAGTCTGGGTCCGCTTCGACTTCACTGGTGAAGACGCTGGCACTTATATCATGGGGTACTTCAACACCACCTCCTGGTCTGGTGATTTCGGCACCTCGGATATTTCCACCTTCTCTGGTGAGTGGAAAGTTGCTGATGCAGACACCGTGGTATTTGAGGTGGCGCCGCCGGCGCTGGCGTTTACCACCAACCTGCCGACGACCAAGAGCGTGGCGGCCGGTTCGGCTCTGAATATGTCGGTAGTGGTTGAGGGTGGCACAGCGCCTTACACCTACGTCTGGAAGAAAGATGGCACGGTTGTCAGCGGGCAAACAACGGCGACCTTCAACAAGGCCAGCGCTGTTTCCGGTGATGCCGGGGTTTATACCTGTGAAGTCGCCGACTCCTCCGCGACGCCAGTCAAGATCACGTCTGCATCCTGCACGGTCACTATCAGTTAACCACCAGGCCATTTCGTGAATAGTACAAAGGGCGTTCTGCGCCCTTGATACTGTTTATGGAGCGACTATGACCCCGATTAAAGAATTAGGCGAATGCGTTATCGGTACCGGTGATCGGGAATTCTTTTTCCGGCCATCGTTTCGCAACATGGCGCGAATCGGTGAGCCAGAGGAGATTGTTCAGGTGTTCTATGACCTGTGCAATGACGAGTCGACACCATTCGCACAGCGCGCAGCCGAGGCTTATATTCGCGATGAGTACAGCCGCCTTCCTGATTGCGTCCTGCGGTTTATGCAAAGCGGGCTCCTGTCACGCAAAGCGATCATGGCGGCTCACACGGTACTGACAGCCTGCTGTGACGACGATATAGGCGATCTGGTTGGCTGGATGAAGCCCGGGAAATCACGTAAGCGTGGTTTCGTATGGCGCCCGGGCATCATGCAGCCGGAAAGTATGGTCATTGTCGCGCAAAACCTGATGATGCACGGAATCATCGGCAAAGCGAAGGTGCGTAAGCTGCAGCGTTACGAAACGAATGAGACAACCGCAGAATTCCGCGCAGCCGACTACATCATGGCGGCCCGTAACCATTTCGGCATAAGCCGGGAAGAGGCTGAGAACCTCACGATGACAGAGTTCGCCATGATGATTAACGCCAAATACCCCAATCAGAACGGCTTCACGCGCGAAGAGTACGACACGGTCATGGACGAAGACGATCGCCGCTGGCAGGCGATGATGGAGCAGGGGCGCTCCAGGACAAACCACACGAAGAATTAACCTCAGCACTAACCGAATATCAGCCTCGCATCCGCGGGGCTTTTTTATATCTGTTTGTTCGTGAACGGCTAATGCCGAATCACTTCTGACGCGCCTCGCACGCGCATTTAACACAGAACCTTTCAGGATGACCCTTGAGGATGCCGGCTGGCTGTCGGTGCCTTCTGTGGGCCGGTTTCCTGTGCGACAAGGTTCATCACTAAAAGGTAAGCCGATATGAAATATCCAACCGTATCAGTAAACGGCGTCTCCGTTCGTGTCGACGATGAGGGGCGCTATAGCCTTAATGACCTCCATGCAGCAGCCGTGGCAAATGGGGAGGCTACAGAGTCCCAGCGCCCAAGCGTATTCCTCAGAAGCGCCCAAATAAAACGCTTCATTAAGGCGCTTCAATCCAAAGCACTAAAAAGTGCTTCGGAACAAAATCAACCGCTTAAGGTGATAAAAGGCGGCTCTGAATCCGGCGCGTGGGGCGTCGAACTACTTGCTATTCGCTACGCTGCCTGGATTAAGCCGGAGTTCGAAATTGAAGTGTATGAGGTATTTCGAACCGTTGTCCGTTTGGGGATCGGCGCCATGGCCAGGCTGAACAAAATCGATCATATCATCAACACTGAAACCAAAGCGATTAGCCAGTGTGCTAGCCAGATGGCGAAATGGGGAGTCGGCGGACGTAAGCGATTACTCCATGCCGCGCGTGATCGTGCTGCCGATGAAGTTCAGTTGTACTTGCCCGGCATTGCTTAGCGCTTTTTAAGCCAAGATGGAGCACTTTTGTCGTTCTCTCCTATCCCTGCTAATCTGTCCAAAACTAACCAGTGGGGATAGGGATATGAGGAAGATTGTATTGTTGTTTCTATTAAGCGGATTCTTTAGCTACGCATATGCAGATGAGTGCGTTGGATCAGATGGTTACAGTGTTTGCACGAGTACTAGCGAGGCGGCTAACGGGGACACAACCATCTCATCTTACGATACTGAAGGTAATAATTACTCTGTAACATCTGGAACAAGGAATCATTCTGATGGTTCGACGGAGGTGTTTTCTAGTGACTCTGATGGGAATCAGTATTCAGTGAAAAGTTGGTGTGATTCCGCAGGCTGCCATAGTTCCGACAGTGATGGAAATACGTGCACAATAACAAATTCAGGCGAAACTATTGGTTGCTGAGGTTGCTATGTGGAAAAAAACAATATCTGTGATCGTTGTTATCCTTATCGCTTTTTCAATTTTTGTATACACAAGCATTTCGTTTTTTGCTGTGCAGCCAATTGGCGCGATCCCTGAAGGTGCAACGTTTATAATGTGGAAGAAGGGGAAAATGAGTACATTCGAAAGCCCTGATGGATTATGCATCAAAGTAACCGGCGGGGTAAGCCTTATGTGTCGTAGTATGATGCTTAGAACAGCTATGGATGATAGGGCTGTGCTCTTTAAAATGCCATACATTAAGTCTATATACTTAAAGTCGACTGGTGGTAAAGAGTTTGACAGATAGTCAGATACACCCCGAAACGACAGAGAAGAAGCCCACCGAACGGTGGGTTTTCTATTTCAAGTTGATGAACAAAACAAAAAAGACCAAAACGACGACTATGGCACCTATGACAGAGCCAATATTTGCAAGGTCCATTTATTTTTGAGCGACAGTAGCATTCAACCTTTCAGTTTCAGCATTAATCTTTGCGATTTCTTCGTTTTTGGCGCTCGTAATTGCTTCAAGTTCTTGCGAAAGCACGTTGTAAATGGCGATTTTCGCTTCTTCGGGTATCCCATGAAGGCTTTCTATCGCTGCGCGTGTGCCTCTTGAGGGTGAATTCCTTGGCAAGCAGGAAACGCTACCAGCACCTAAGTTTGATGTAAAGATTCCGCTTCAATGGTGGATCGATAACAACCCGTTGGTTCGCAGTGGCAACCTGTCATTTGGGAAGTCTCTAACCGCCCCGTCTTTTGACGTGACGATGGAGATGCTTTGTGGTGACAACTCGACATCTGCGGCCATTCGCCTGATTAACGTTCTGGAAGAGGCAGGCTTTGATGTATCAGCGCCGAAGGCTGAAATTGTGGCGATGCGCAAACATCTGGGTAATGTCGAGTACGGCATGAAGGCTATAGCTGACGCTTGCCGTCGGGCGGGGAACAAAACAATCTCGTTTCGAGGCGCAAAGGCTGAGTTTGTGATCGGCTAAGAGATCCGCCTTGATAACCAAACCCGCTTAACTGCGGGTTTTGTCGTATCGCTTCCCCTCTGCTACGATTGCCGCATCATTTACTGATGGGGATAGGGATATGAGCTTTGCCAGTCAATCTACGCAGCAAATTTTTCCATTTCCGGCTGACGTTGCCTTTGAAAAACTTTTAGAGGCTATTCCAGAAGTCGGGATGACGATTAAACAGAAAGATGACACACTTCGCCGAGTTTCCGTAAGTGCTGGAATTTCACTTTTCTCATGGGGTGAAAATGTGTCTATTGTGGTGAATTCCGACGGCGAAAACTCATGCGTCGTCGGTATAGACTCAGCCCTGAAGTTAGGCGTTAACGTGACAGGTGCACACAGGCATCAGAAAAACTTCGACAAAATCATTTATGCACTTAGCGGCAAATTAAAAGAGTGGCAAAGGCAGCAGCCTTTAGACCTCGGTCCCGAAAAAACAGATGATGAGTATCTCGAAGAGGCCCGAAGAAAAGCTGGGCTAATATAACAAAACTCAATCCCAAAACCTCGCTTCGGCGGGGTTTTTTATTGCCCGGAGAAAAGGAAATGGCTGAGAACGCTGGCGGTATTTATTACGACATTGAAATGGATGTGCGCGGGCTACTTACCGCTCAGCAGCGCGTTAACCAGCGCCTTGATCTGATGGAACGGGGATTTGATAAAACATCACGCTCCATTGATACCACAGAGCGTTCGATGTCGAGCTTGTCCCGTGTTGCGGTTGCCCTTACCGCAGCTCTTTCTGTCCAGCAGGTGGCTGAATATGCTGACGCATGGGCCACGGTTAATAACAAATTATCCAACTCTCTTCGCCCGTCTGAACAACTTGCTGATGTAACTGAGCGTGTTTTCAACATCACGCAGCAAACCAGAAGCAGCCTGGATGCAACAGCATCCCTATATGCGCGTTTAGAGAGGGCCACCCGGCAATACGGAACCAGCGCTGGGGATCTGGCAAAATTAACCACGATTATCAATCAGGGATTTGTGGTTTCAGGCGCAACGGCACAAGAGGCTGAAAATGCCATTATTCAGCTATCTCAGGGCTTGGCCTCTGGCGCGTTACGCGGTGAGGAATTCAACTCTGTAAACGAGCAGGGTAATCGCCTTATCGTAGCCCTTGCTGACTCTATGGGGGTCAGCATCGGCCAGATGCGCAACATGGCGGCACAGGGCAAGCTAACGACAGATGTTGTGGTTAACGGTCTGCTTTCCCAGGGGAGTGTAATCGGTGCTGAATTTGCCAACACCACTACGACTATCAGCCAGGCTCTTCAGGTTGCTGGCAATAACATCACTAAGTTCTTCGGTGAAAATTCTACGGTTAAAACAGGCGCGGCAATTTTCAGTGATGCAGTCGTCACCATCAGTGAGAATATTGGCGGACTGAGCGCGTTGCTGACTGGTGTCGCGGCTATTCTTGGGAGTCGGTATGTCGGCGCCTTAACTATGGCTACTGCGGCTAAAATCAAAGCAGCTGCCGCATCACGCACGCTTTCAGCAGAAGAATCATTAGCAGCTCAGGCTGCCGCGAATAAAGCAGCGGCAGACCTCAGGGCTGCAGCGGTCGCAAAAGAGCGGGCCTTAGATGAGATAAGGCTCGCAGAAATGATGCGGCTTACTGCTATCAGCGAAACCAACGCTGCGGCAGCTGAACAGCGCTTGTCCGTTGCCAGGGTTGCGGCTGCCGGTGCGGTTGATAATTATAATCGAGCACTGGCGGCAAACAGGGCTGCTCAAATGTCTCTCTCATCTGGTGCCAGCCTGGCTAGCGGGGCTCTCGGGTTAATTGGTGGGCCTGCCGGAGCGGCAATGCTTGCTGCTAGTGCAATCCTTTACTTTTCACAGCGCGCAAAAGAGGCCAGGAATGACGCTAATGCCCTTGCAGATAGCGTTAACGATCTGAGCTCAAAATTCCAGACGATGTCGCATACAGAGCTGGCGGCAACGATAGGAAAGCTAAGCCAAAGCCTGCCTGAATTAAGTGACGCGGTATCAGACGCACAAAAGGAATTCAATGACGCGACATCGGCTGTCCAGCGACAGCAGCGAGAAATTGCAAACTGGGGTACGAATACAACGAGAGGGCGGCAGGCTGCCGAGGCGCTTAGCGGCGCACAGGATAACCTAGCTATAGCTACCCTTGAGCTGGAGAAGGCCCAGAACAGACTGAGTCAGACCCAAAACGCCATTAACATTGGCCGCGCTACGCTAAACGGAACGATGAAGCAAGGTATCGATTTGCTGCGCAGGGATGGGCAGGAAGCGGGAATTGCTGCCGGCATGATGAGCAAGTTGGGAGATATGATTAATTTTGCGGCCAAGGCAAAAGACAAATTCAACTCCAGCAGCCTCATGGTTGAACGCCCGAAAGATGTTCAGGAGTATCTGGATAAGCTACAGGATCAGGTAACACTTCAGAGCGAGCTTAATGACAGGAAGCGAGCGCAATTAAGGGCTGAGCAGGACATTAGGAAACTCGGTGGATCAGAGGCGGATGTTAACCTTGCTCGTGACAGAGCAGCAGCTGAATTCGATGCTCAACAAGCGCAGCAAAATAACAAAAAGGCCACCAAGGAAGCGGAATCTGAGGCTAAGAAACTTGCTAACCAGCAGGAATCGGTAAACCAAAAACTTGAAAATCTGCGCCAGCAATCAGAGCTCGCTGCTGGCTCAACGCAGGAGTTAAGCCGGGAGCAGGCAGTATTACAGGCTCAGCAATCACTAGGTAAGGGAGCCACCCAAGAGCAAATTGCTCTTGCCGGTAAATACCGTGGAGAAATATGGGATACGGCTAATGCCCTCAAAGCCCAGGCTGCGGCAGAAAAACTGCTCCCTGAAGCCAGAGAGAATGCGTCTTACCAGCAGGATGTTAAAGATCTGCAAACTGCACTGGCCGCCAAAAAAATCACTCAGCAGCAGTACAATCAGACCAGTGAGCAACTGGAGGCTCAGCACCAGGTTAATCTGGCTAAGATACGCGCTCAGCAAACTGTAAGCCCCATGCAGGAAGCTCGGGGGCAGATTGACCCTGTCCAACAGCTGGCTAACCAGCACGCGCAGGAGTTGGCTCTAATCCAGCAGTTTGAATCGCAGAAGGGGCAGATTACTCAGCGCGGACTTGAGCTGATGAATGCCGCTAACACTCAGTACGAGCAACAGCGCATAGCGGCGCAGTGGGAGATATGGCGACAACAAAATGCAGGATATGAAGTAGCTGCCGCGGCGTTTGATTCATTTGCTGGAAACGCCTCCAACGCCCTCACTGGCATAATCACTGGCAGCATGTCTGTCAGCGAAGCTATGCGGTCGCTAGGCTCGACGGTACTTAACAGCGTCATCAACTCCTTTGTTCAGATGGGGGTTGAGTGGTTGAAGTCTGTAATTATGGGGCAGGCTGGAATGACCGCCGCTTCTGGAATGGCTATTGCGCAAGGGCAACTAATAGCCGCATCCATGGCTCCGGCTGCTGCAATGACCTCCCTTGCCACGGCTGGCGCTAACGCTATCCCCGCTCAGGCAGGAATAGCTTCAACAGTTGGCATGGCGCAGGCCCTTTCAATAGCGGGCGCGCGGTACAACGGCGGCCCGGTATCAGCCGGCGGCCTGTATCAGGTCGGCGAGAAAGGTAAACCAGAGATTTACCAGGCCAGCACCGGCAAGCAGTACATGATCCCTGGCGATAACGGGAAGGTCATCAGCAATAAGGATATGCAGTCAGGAGGAGGGGTCAGCGTGCAGGTGAACGTCATCAACCAGTCTACCGGCGCCACCGTTCAGAGTGCCGACGGCTACATGCAGGACGGTAGCGCAGTTGTGGACTTGCTGATCACCGACATGGAAAGAGGCGGCCCGGTATCCTCTCAGATGCAGCAGACATTTGGACTAAGCCGCAAAGCGCAAGGTGCTTACTAAACCAAACCCGCTCCGGCGGGTTTTTTAATGCCCGGAGGAAACGTGGCAACAGTTCAATACCCTCCGTTCCTGCCACTGCCCCAGCGTGCCGATCAGAACATGACGCAGGATACAGCCTGGCAGACGACGCAGACGGCAGTCGGTCCATTGATAATCACGCCGATCACCACAGACCTTAAGGCGACATGGACGCTGCAGTGGATATTCACGCTTGCCCAGGCCGAGCGGTTTAAGTCATGGCTGCGATCGCCGACATATTGCGACCGCGGGCGCAACTGGTTCCAGATGCCGATCGACCTGGGTGATACACAGGGCGTGCAGCAGCAGACGCTGCATTTCGTCGATATGCCGGTGCAGACCAGCAAAAACGGCAACGTGGTAACCTGGACTGCAACGGTCATCAGCAACGGTATCGAGGACATTACCGAGGACTATGACGACTGGATCGTTGAGGCCCAGCCTGGCTATGGATACTGGCTGGATTACCTGATCACCGAAGTGATGCCGAGGGCCGACTGATGCCAACATTACGAGAATGGAAAGAGCGACGGCCGGCAAGCGACATCAAACAGACGGTGGAGTTTTATCACCCTGCGTTTGGTTATTACAGGGTGGTCAATAACCTGTTTCGCCCGGCGACGTTCGGCGGAAATGCCTTCGAGCCAGCGCGATTCAGCGTAACTGAGCCAGCGCAGGACGGAACGGCGGTCATATCCATGACGATCACTTTTGTCGCCGCGACAGAGCACGTCCGGCAGACACTGAAGAGCTGGCGTGGGGCTGCGCGCATGACGCCGATAAAGTGCCTGTATCAGCAGTGGAACGCGATCGGTGACACGGCGTCATTGAAAGACTGGACGCTTTACGTGAACGACATTTCCGCCGATGCCAGCAACGTCACCGTGACCGCTGGCAAGACCAATCCGCTGACGCTGGCCAACTCCATCATTTACACCACGAAAGACTATCCCGGGCTAATCACCGTATGACACAGAGCGACTTTATCGGGCTTGTTAACGGCAAGCCCTGGGCTAACCGCGCCTGCAGTTTTGAGCAGATGGACTGCTGGGGCCTGGTTGTTCTCTATTACCGGCATGTGCTCGGCCTGGAACTGCATCACGTAGCCGGCTACGAATCGGGCGCGGATTTCATTACCTGCTACGAACAGGAGCGCGCTCACTGGCGTTGCGTGCCGGTGGCGGCCACCGGATGCATCGCCGTTTTTTACCGCGGCGACGTGCCGGCGCATATCGGCGTGATGATCAGCCCGGTTAAGTGCCTGCACGCCCGTGGGGAGTTTGGTTTTGTACGCTGCGATAGCCCGCTGGCATTACTGAAGGTTTACAGCAAAGTGGAGTACATGGTGCATGGTTCGATATGAGTTACAGAGGCTGCCTGGAGCACCGCTGCAACGGGGAACGGTAGACGCCGGCACCACACTGGTGAGCCTGCTGGATTATCTGCAGCTGCACCGCGATGTTATCGTGAAACTGAACGGCCGAGCGCTGCCGGACGAATACGATATAAGCCAGCCACTGCGATCTGGCGACGTCGTGGCTGTGTTCGACCAGCCAGAGGGCGGGGTTGGCAAACTCATCACCACGATATTGCGTCCGGTCACGAAAATCCTCTCCGGCGCGCTGAAGGTGTTCGGCCTGTCAAATAAGCCCAGCGCGTCGGTATCGGTGGCGACAGGCGAATCCCCCAATAACGACTTAACCGGCCAGACGAACCGCGCGCGACTCTACAAGGGGCGCCCGAACATTTACGGCCAGTGCCGCGTCTTTCCTGACCTGATTCAGGAAGCGCTGTTTGAGTTCGTCGACAATAACAAGCAACTCACGGAGTGGTTTGAAGTCGGTTACGGCCGGTACACCATATCGTCGATCCGATACTCGGAATCGAATCTCGGCAGCCTGGCGGGCGCCAGCTCTGCGATTTATAACCCGGGTGACGTGATCGGCACGATTGAGGTGGGCTATCAGTTCGATGACGTCGATAACGAAACTGTCCCCGGCCTGAATGAAAGCCAGGACTTCCCGGCCCAGACAGCTACCACGACGGCGCCGACATCGGTGGCGATCGAAAGTAATCAGCTCAAGGCTGTCGTTCTGTCGAACGATGACAACTTTGCCTACTTCGCTGCGCTGGCGGTGCCGCATCCAGTTTCATTCGTCATCAATGCCACATGGAACGACGGCGGCACAAGCGTCACACGAAACGTCACTGGTGCCGGGAATATCATCTCATCAGAGAGCTTTATTGGCGACGACACGCTGTCGTACACGACGTTTTATATCGGCGAACTGTCGGGTGAAATTACGTCGCTGCCGGGCAATGCGGTTATCAACGCGACGCTGTTCACGCTGAATGACCAGACCCCTCTGGTTATCGGACCGTCAGTGTCGCCGATCGTCTCCACTCAGGTCTGGGTGCATGTGCTGGTTCAGCTCGGCGCGACGGCCGGCACAACGCAATACCGGATCAAGTTCTGGCAGGTCGATGACGACAACAATCAGGTGCCTGGTACGTCGGAGCAGCACGATTATTTCTTCGATAACGACTTCCAGGTGACGACCCGGTATTTCCGCACAACGCACAAGTTCGTCCCGGCTGCCGGGGCGGGGCGCTATGCGGTCACTATCGAGCGCCTCGACAACAGCAATGACGCCAACGTAGTGACACTGATGGCGATCCATGCAGTTAACGTACGCGAAAACGTTGTTTATCCGGAAGACACGATTGCCCGCATCACGATTAAAGGGTCGAATGACAGCAACAGCAACCGCGAGCAGAAGTACAACATGCTGGCGCAGCGGCATACCATCAGCTACGACAGGACAACCGGCGCGGTCGATTATACGCTGCGGCCGAGTCGCTCGTTTGCCGACGCTATCCTTCACGAATGGGTGGTTGTGGGTAAGCAGGATGTGGCGAGCATTGACGTTGCCGCTCTGTATGCCATTGCCGATTCGCTGCCGGATGAGGCGCTAGGGTATTTCGATTACACCTTCTCGGATGAGAAGCAGTCGCTGGGAGAGAAAATAGCGACGATCGCCAATGTGGCCCGCGTTGACGGCAATAACATCGGCGATGTACTGACATTCTGGCGTGATGAGAAGGTGACAAATCCCGATGCGGTTTTTGCTCGATCCAATATGTTCTGGGACGAGTACAAGGTCGCCTGGCAAATGTCTCTGCCCGGCGGTTACGACGGAGTGGCGCTGGACTACGTCGACCCCCTGACGAACAAGAAGGCTTACATCTACCTGCAGATCGACAGCAGCGGCATCACCGAGGTTGAGGACGCTACCGTTAACGCGATGCAGATCAGCCTGGACGGCTGCCGCAACGCCACTCAGGCAACCGATCGGGCCTGGCTTGAGGCGAGGAAAATCCTTTACTCACGCCTGACCATGACAGTGAAAGTGCTGGAGTCGACGCAGGTGGTGCGCGGTACGGTGGTTCAGTGTCCGGACATGTACGACAACGCGCAGCAGACCGGATACATCACCGGGCGCTCCGGGGATGTGTTCTCGACGTCAGAGCGTATCGACTTTTCTCTCGGCGATATGTGGGTGGTAATGACCGACAGCCTCGGAAATTACCGCGGGCGCTGGCGGGCCTATCCGGTAAGCGGCAAGCCCAAAGCATTTCAGGCTGCAGCCGACACCTTCGATCTGAACATTTATGACCGCGAAAATGTGCAAAACCCCAGCCGTTATTTCATTGCTACCGACTCGGAACTTAACTCCACTATCTGGCGCGTCGATAGCGCCAAACCTAACGGTGACGATACTCAAACCCTCTCACTCACTGAGTATTCAGACTCGATTTATCCGTAACACACAGCAGTAATTACCAACCTTCGCGCACACCTTCGGATATTCTTCTGAGGGTTTTGCGCGCCATGTATAGGGCGACACGCACAATGGCACAATTACCAACGCCGACGCAAAAGACGGTCCCGAGTGATGATATTCGTGACCACGTTTATGCAGGTGGAATGCTGGATAAAGTAGTAACCAGCACTGATTTGAAATACACAGATCGCCTTGGAAGAGAACACTTTACTGTCGACGGCATGAAGGCCGAAGGGGATAAAGTAGTAGAGGCAACCCGCCAGAACCTTATCCCCCTGAGTCGTCAATACATGACGCTGGCAGAGGCGCAGGCTGATATCGCGAATATCCCTGCTGGCTCGACCACTTATGTACGCAGTTCCGATGACGCGTATCTGGCTATCGAGTATATGAACGTCAGCGGAACGCTGCAGCCTACCGGACGCCGCATGTTATCTGCTGAACCATTCCAGGGGTTAGTTGATGCTGTTCTCTTTGCCGACCCTGCAGAGTTTTCACGCTCCGGGTATGCGTCTGCTGTGGTCGCCGAGGATATGTTCATTATTACCGCTGTCCGGTCTGATGGTTCATTTTTTATTCCTGACCTTGATATCCCCGGCATTGACATTGACACCCTGTCTCGTATCACTGCTGAGATCACATTTATTGACCCTATTGAGTTTTTGCGATCGGGATACAGGTCAGCTGTGCTGTCAGCTGACCGCTTTATTCTGTCTGCGGTGGCGCTGGATTCAGATGTTTATATACCCGTCATTTCTGACTCGGTCGGGGTTATTGAATCGCGCGAGTTCGCCCGCAGTGGTTTTATCAACGCAGTTATTTCAGAGGACAGATTTATTATGGCGGCCAGGACTACTGACGGAAACGCCCAGGAGGGGAGCAGGGAAATTCGCCTGCCGACAGAGTTTGAGCGTTCGGGATACCGGTATGCTGATGCAAGCGCAGATATGTTTGTTACAGACGGAGACCGGCTGTTAACTGAGGCATGGCGGCGTGACGTGTATTACGCCAGGGTGGTGGGCGCATACAGTCAGCTGTTTAAATTTGATGCGAATGGCGCTGAAACTCAGTTGACGCATGACAATGCGAACGTGACGAACGTCCGGGATAGCGGCGATGAGGTGCAATGGCAGAGTGATGTCGATGCAGGTGTAAAAGGCGGGCTCTGGTTTACGAAGAAGTCCAGTTTCGATCCCCACCCGGTATTCCCACGAAACATCATCACGCTATGGGGGCATTCATTTCTGCAAAACCCACGACTGGCTAATAAATTATATAAATTAACTGGAATGCCGGTCTGGAATTTTGGACGCAGTAATATCACCAGCAAAGGGGCGGCGCTGCGCCAGGGCGGGCAGCGAATCGAAGTATGGCCTTTGACGGGGAAGATTCCGGCAACAACGGATGCTGTCCAGGTCACGCCATCATCCCCCGGCCCACTGGAGCTTGGCGCTAAAAATTACGCACTGAACGGGCAGGGGTATTTCCGCGGGCAAAAGGTCTGGGTTAACTGGTACGCTGACAACACGCTAAAAATCACACGCTATGCCGCCGGTGCGGAAATTACGGTTCCCGCTGCTGAAACGCTGACCTGGATACCCCAGACACAGGAGGCCCTGACCGATATTGATACCGGGCAGGTGATAACGCCGCAGTATGCAACTTATGACAGGCACGCTGAAGGGATTAATATTTTCTGGATAGGACGAAATAACAGTGCTGGTATTGCGCAGGTTATTTCCGATTTGAAAGCGATGGTGGAAAAAGTTAAGGCATCATCTAAATATCCGCGAATCGTGGTGCTGGCTGATTTCATGGATGCCGGACAGACCAATGGCACGGCAGGCCGTGCGCAGATATTTTCGCTGAACGCTGCGTATAAACGCGCGTACCCTGAATATTATTGCGAAATTGAGGGCGTTGATATTCTCCAGAACTTTATCAATCACGCCAACCCGAACTATGCAGATGATGTGGCCGACGTTGCAGCCGGAACAACCCCCCGGAGTCTGCGATATGACGACCTGCATCCGTCTCAGGTTCTGCAGGAAAATGCATTACATATTGGCGCAGACGTAAACGCTGAATTTATCGTTCAATTTTTGACAAAAAAAGGCTGGTTATAATGACTACAGTGACAGGTCCATTTGAAGTACGTAAAAATCTGACCCTGGGCGCGGGTGTAAAACTGTACCGCGACCAGACAATTACTCCCGAAACGAAAGCAGTCTTTGATTTTGCATCGGACTGGGCGGGCGGTAACAAGGCACAGTACAAAAATCTGAACACGTTAAAAAACCTGAACTATGTCGATGATGCGATAACGATTAACGCCAACGATTCAAATTCAAATGCGCAGAATTATGGCATTGGCGGGGGGATTTACTCTGCAACCGGCCAGAATCTGGGTGTAAAACTCCCGGCATCGGCATACCCAACACCGGATATGACCCGATTTATGTTTACTGTGTGGGCAAAATGGCCGGCGGACAAACTGATAAACCCCGCAAATACTAACTGGGCATTGCTCTACGCCGGCTCTGGGGAGGGTAATTTGTCTGATGATGTCAGCACTGCATTTAAAATCGGCGGGGTGAGACAGGTGAACGATGGTACGGATGTGCCAATTAACTCACTGTACGTATACGGCGTTCGCGTTACCTACCCGTCTGAGGCCCAGACTAAGATTAAAGCCGTCGTTGGCCAGAGCAAGCCATTCCAGTATGGCGTAGAAGTAGTGCGAGATAAAAACCTCAACAATTTCTACTGCAATTTTTATCTTAACGGTGAGTTGATCGGTACATCTCCGACGCATACCCCGCTCGCTATCCCGACGGTCACAAACGCCTTTGTGCTGGGAAATCTGTCCCGTGGCTACTGCATGGCGAACACTGTTTTCTATCGTGTACGCCTTGATGACCTGAGCGGGTCTACTCGGCTGACCGCAGATCTCATCGCTGACGATTACGCAAAAAATAAGGGGTACTTTAGTTAAAAGTAATTGCGGCTGTCATGAAAATTGATAGCCGCAGCCTCTTTGATCTGCTTACTGAATGAAATTACTGTATGCATAACCAGTAATAAATCAGAGGGCAGACATGCATCGACAGTCAGACATCAATCAGGCATTCCGCGAGTCGGTATTGCGCAACTCCAAAGGTTTTCAGTACCTGCACACAAAGGATTTTGTGTCAGTGCTGCGCCGGCGTGGCATCCACTTTACCGAGGTTGAGGCGAACTCCTGGATATCGCGGGAACAAACGTATTTCGTCGATAAGACGCCGGACCATAGCGAAAACAGGCTATGGATGATGGCCAACATGGGGAGGGTCATCTGATGGGGTTTCCTTCACCCGCAGCGGACTACGTCGAGCAGCGACTGTCCGTTAACTCGATATGCAATGTTGGTCCTAACACCCGCGTTTTCGAAAGGGATGGCGGTTATGTTGTGCTGGATATCTCCCTGAAGCCAAAGCAGGGTAGTCAGGTTCTGATCCAGCACGGCGGCGTGACGGAGCTTGCCACGCTGAGAGGAAGGTCTCTGATTACCGAAGACGGCGAAGCGATCGAGGGCGAGGCTCTGGACGATGTTACTGTCATCGGCGTCGTGACGTTTACTATCTGCGATGTTCGCCAGGACAACGCGGTTGTTTAGTTGCTGTCTATTAGTGGAAGAGTTCGTGGTTTCTGTGTCGTAGATGTGGCGTAACAGGAATGCACGATAAAGACAGGGATGTATTCAAACGACACGAAACGACACAAAACCGGATGCGAACGCGGTAAACATGTGTGATTACAGTGTGTTATTTAACGCTCTACTTTCTTCTAAGCCGTAGGTCACAGGTTCGAATCCTGTAGGGCGTGCCATTTAATAATCAATCACTTATCAACTTCCTCCAGTCGCTGATTTTTCCTTGTGGGACATATTTGGGACATCTTCTGCAAAAATTTGCAAAAATTGAGTCAATTTGACGTGCGTGCTCAGTTAAATGGTTAGGTGCCAGGTGAGCATATCGACGGACCATTTCGATGATTCTAATGTCTTGTAGTATCTGTCGGACGATGGCCAGTCAGAGTACAGCATTACTGCTCTGTAATATCGAACAGAATGGTTAATGCTGGTTATAGCTGAGTGCAGAATAAGCGCTCTGCAGGAATGTGAAAATATGTTGCCGGTAACAGGCTAATAGTCATTATAGCTTTAGGTTCTGTCTGACTGGGTTAACTATCGCATTTTAAGCTGGCGTGAAGTACAGTTGTTATAGATCAATATTGAACACTATTTGAAAGCATACCCTCGATGTTCATCCACTGCCTGGAAAGATCCGAATGAACATCAAATTCGTCGCCATCTCCGTATTCGCTGTTGTGTGCGTCTTTGCATCAGATATTTCCATCGCCAAATCGAATTCCTTAAGCGATGATCAGGTCAGTCAAAGGATTATTGATGACTCTGTCGCATCCTACCCCGGTACTTGTGCCTGTCCCTTCAATACCGCCCGGAACGGCAGCTCGTGCGGTGGCCGCAGTGCCTGGAGCAAAGCTGGTGGGTACTCACCTATTTGCTACAAGAAAGAGGTAACAAAGGAGATGGTTAAGGCGTGGCGACAAGAGAATCAATGATAACGATCAATATCTGAACCAGGTGATTACTTACACTGGAATAGTAGTTTAAATAATATTAAATGATTATTTCGAATACTGCAGCCCATTTGCAGTAAGCACTGTTCTGGTAGAGGCGGCAGAGGCCACGGCGTTTATCTTTTTACCTTGTGATATTTGAACCCAGCAAATCTATTTCCCCTGCCTGATAGACTTAGTGTCACCGTATCCTGTTACTAAGAGCACGGGGCTACCTACTCATAAGACACTTCCTCTTCTTACGAGGAAACCGGTTCAGCGTGTTGTGTGTGGAGACAGTACCCATCAATTCAAACTGATAACAAAAAGTTTAATTTTTTTCCCCGCCGCGCTGACTATAGTTAGGGCACTTTCACTTGCCCAATAAGGTCACGATTATGAAATTAGTTATCGCCTCCGTAATTTCTCTGCTCAGCTTCAGCGCGCTGGCGGCGCCAGAGGGGACGCTCAGCGTACACATTCTTAATCAGCAAACCGGGCTCCCTTCACCGGGGGTGCAGATTGAGCTGGATAAACAGCAGGGGGAGAGCTGGCAGCATATCGCCACCGGTAAAACGGATGCCGATGGGCGGATTAAATCGCTCTATCCGCAGGCGGAGAATATGGAGCCGGGGGTGTATAAAGTGACGTTTAAAACCGGTGACTATTTTAAAAGCCAAAATATGAATACGTTCTTCCCGGTGATTCCGGTTATTTTCAATGTCACAAAGCAAAATCAAAAACTGCATATCCCGCTGCTGCTCAGTCAGTACGGATACTCTACCTACCGCGGCAGCTGATGACCCAAGCCGCTATCCAGCCAACGCCTGCGCGGCTTCCGCAGGCGTCACACTTTTCTCGCACCACGATGTCCACGCCTAACGCTCGGTCTCTTTCTCTTTAAAGTGTTTAACGGCTTCGTCGTACATCGCCAGCAGGCCGGAAATTTCGCCTTCATATTGCGGCACGCGCTGGGCGCGAACGAGCTCAATCAGCAGCGCATAGGCTGCTTCTTCCGGGGCCGCATGTGGATTGATCAGTCCAGACAT